CGTTCAGATTAGATGCAATCTGCTGGGAAAACGGTTGTGGGAATACAATGATACGCGAAGAGTCGTAGAAATCCCATCTTTGGGGAACTCCATAACTCGTTCTCCAGTTTGGGTTATATATATCTTCATCTTCCCTGTTCGTTTTGTTTAATGGAATGGTAGCATTTGAAAATGGTGGGAAAGTTGGCCATGAGGCATAATTTATGGCCCCATACCCAAATGCCGCGGTTTTAATTTCGATATAATCAGTTAGATCGTAAGATGTCACCCCGTCCGGGTATAGTCCGTAAAGGCTAAAAGGGATCCATGGTGGAACGAGAGTTGGGTTTTGGTCTCCAACATATGCTGGGGAATGAGCATAGGCTGTCCCATTATAGGTTTGGGGGACCATCGCGTCAAAATAGGTATATCCCATCAAAGTGTTCATCTCTTTGATGGAAAAATTTATGGCGTCATTCAATTGCAGGATGGTGAACCTAGTCCCATTTAAGTCTCCAAGCAATGCCTGAAGGTCTATCTGTAATTGATTAAGTTGGTAATTTACAATTGGAGTAGACATTAGTTAGGTCCCGGCATCAGAGTTGGGTTGTAGAAGAATGGGAAATAACGATTGCCCCGTCCACCAAACAAAGGAGACTTGAATTGTGGCGAACCACCAATGCCCAACGCGCCCATAGTGCGCAAGGCGCTTTTTAGCCGTTCGTATTCTTCTCTCCGGTTTTCACTAAGGATCAGGTTTTGTTCTTTTCCTGGGACAGCCAACCAATCAGCCAAGGCCAAATTTACAATTGCATCACGCGCTTCATCCGGAAGGTTAAGAACGACATCCGCGATATCCCCCAGTGGGGTTGCCGCGTAGGTTATTTCAACAGCAGTAGGGTATCCCTGTGTGGGGTAGAGGTCGATGATCGTCCCAGCGTATTGAACAAAGGTTGGGTTGTTTGCAACCACACCACCAACAGTTCCAATGGTTGTTTGGAGTTGCCCAGACCGCTGGGACCAAGAATTAGCTTGGGTAACATTGGTCTGAACTGTCCCGTTGTTTAAACTTGAATTCCAATTTGATTTTGGCCGGTTATTGAACAGCATGGAAGTCTGCCAATTGACCTGGTTCAAGGTGTCGTAATTTTCCAAGGGTGTGAGGCTCCAGGACGATCCGTTCGTCTGGAGGATATCACCACCCTTGCAAGGCAACGTTCCCACCTGGACCGGGCCTTGGTAAACGATGTAGAAGCCACCATTGGGAACATCCGTGGCATCAGGGACGGGGTTGCTGGTCATGGCCGTGGATACACTAACCGTTCCCAGATTGGCGTTGGACAATTGGTAAGTCCCGGCACCCCCTGTGCCGGTGAACCCACCCGTAGGAGCCATTGCCGAGATGTAGGGAGGTGCGAACCCTGGGTAAGAAGGGAGATCAACATATTGTCCCAACCCAACGACGCCAGTTGGAGCAGGAGAAGCCAGGACCGTCAGGGTTGTGCCAGAGATTGTTGCATTGAAGGTAGCATTCCCGACAGCGAATGCCCACCCTTTAAACACTCCAATTGAGAAGAATGGCAAGGTCACAGTTCTGACCTGCAACACCCTCAAAACTTCTGCCGCCGTCTTCTGGGCCGGAACAGGATTCACCCCGCTGAGATAATCAGGAGTAGAACCATCCCAAGTCGTTGGAAGGATCATTTTGTTGAAGTCTGATGGGTAGATAACATTAGGCTGGCCAGCGTTCCAATAAGGGATCTGGCTGGTCAGCATGATCTCGTTGGTCAAACTCCCGACGGGGTAAACCGTAGTTATAACTTGACCCAGGAAAGACTCACGAAAACACCTTTTCGCGGCTTCCTGGGTCAATCTTTCCGCAAGCCCAACGTCAAGGTCAGGCCGCATCATAGAAACACGAATGACCAGTTCCCTGACCGTGAAATTGCTCATTAAATATTATCCTTTGGGCAGTTCTTCCGCTCTCGCCCTGATGACCAGAGCAGTCTGTTTTTGGAGAATCTGCAAAACTAGATCCCGCCGACGCACACCCTTGAGATCCCACTGTCGGCCAATTTCCTGGAGTTTGCGCATATTGCAACCTTCAAGTTCTCGCTCAGTATACATGGGACGAAGTTCGGTTCCATTTTCCCCTTCAACCTCCATGACTGTGACATCCTTCTCATCCATGATCAGGGTGAATTCTGGGGAAGTTCCCTCGGAATTCATCTTGGCCTGATAATAGAGAATGTCCCACTTGGCCCTGGGGTCAAGATTGCGGAGGAACGACCTGCCGTTGAAGTTGTTGATGATTTCTTTGCACTGACGACATTCAAGCTTGATGCTGGGGGGGGGGAACAGACTATCGACAGAGATCGTGGCCTGAGACATGAGCTACCTCGTTGAAGTTGAAATGGGAAATGTGGGGGCCGTGTCGCGCACGATCTTAGGCCCCCACGGTTTGTTTAGGCAAGAACAACAGAGAATTCAACCAGAAGCCAAGGCTTGGTGACGAGGAAGCCGAAGAAGTTCTGGCAACGGGTGCCAATACCGAACTTGTTGGGCAGGACCAGGTCAGCCTGGACATTGGTAAACTTGGTGGCCATCGTGACGGCTTCGGGATGCCCCGCAACCGTAAGGTAGGGGGAAGCGGTAGTGCCAGCACCCGGGACGAAGGGAGACTGGAGCACATTGAACCCGTTGATGTAGGCCAGGAAGCCCTCATAGAGAGCGCCCTTGGGGGTGCCCGCATTCAGAGCATAGAAGGCAGGGTTGACAGTCAGGCCCAGACGCATGTTGGGATGGATAACCAGATACCGGTCTTCCCAGGGGCAAACATCAATACCGTTACCAGCGCCGATGTCGAGATACTGGGAAGCCTGACCAACATAGGTCACGGCATTGGTGTTGGGCTGAGTAGCAGAGATGCCAGAGCCCCAAGCAGTAGTAGCGCCCGTGGCGATGGTGATCACGTTGGCCGCAGAGGCGTAAATCGAACCAAGAATGGTCGATTCGATAGCCATACGCAGCTTATTGATCATTTCGTTGATCAGGGCACCTTCCATGTCAACATCAATCGCAGAACGATCGATGTCGGTCACCCAATACGCACCATTGAATGCGTAGTTGATAACAAGCTGGAGGGCAGAAGCCTGGATGCTCTGCCAGTTCACATCACCGTCGTTGGTGGCAGCAGAGACAACCACATCAGGGATCTGACGGAGGTTAACCGTGGTGCCAGGGCCGAGGATGTCACCCTCCCAGTTCGTATTGCACATATAGTTCGTGATGCTCGCGGCATAGAACTTCTGAATGAACTGAAGAGGGTAAATCTGGGGCTTAAACGCAGTAAGGTTGTTAAAAGTGCTACCGACAATATTACCAGCCATTTTATTTCTCCTTATTCAGTGACGGGGGCGGCGTTAGGCATGATGCTGATACCAACATAGCCAACATCGAGGACAGCGCCAGTGGCAGCAGCAGTAACACCGAGGGTTACAAGGAGAGTATCAGCAGCGGCCATATACCACTTCCAGGCGGTCGCAGCGGAAATGAAAGTGCCAGTAGCGGCGGTGGAGACGTTGTTGAGATACTGAGAGTTGGAGGTGCTATCCCCAACCACAACGGTAGAACTCGCAGAGCCAGCCGTGAGGACATTGAGGAAGGCCATGATGACGAAAACACCCTGATCAATGACCTGGGTCTTAACGATGTCACCAGTGCCAGGGGTGAGGCCACCCCAGTCCGGGCTGTTCTGGACAGTAAAAGCGCGCCGCCGAACACGGGCGGGAGCGCCTTCCCAAAGCTGTTCCTGACGGTTAAGCATGTAACCGGCATTCGAGCCGGTGGTCTGCGGAGTCGTCAGGTCAATAGTGTTAACCATGATTTTTCCCTATCGTTTACTTCATTAGTGCTTCAAAGCGAGCCATGAAATCCTGTGCTTCCACAAGTTTCTGTTCTCGCATTCCGGGAGAGTTTTTAGTGTTCGTCGCATCACGCATTAGCTTATCCATGATTGACTGGGCATTTTTCACTTCGTAATCAGAGAGAGGTCTAACCGGCTGAGGAGGTTCCATCCTGGTGGGGGCAGAGCCAAGAGAAGTCGCCGCAAGATCACCAAGGGACGGCTTCTTCGCGGACCTCGCTGCCGGGAGCCGAGATGCCTTGAACTCATTGATGACTTTCGCCACAAAGAAAGGCGTATGTTCATTCGGTCGGCTGATGGCGTTGAGATATTCCGTGGGCATTTGCATAGCCCAATCAGTCAGGGCCTGACCACTCGGACCATCCATCATGAAGTCTTTGTAATCAGGAACTAGTTTGGTAAAAGCATCATACCAAGCTTTCTGCTGATTCCGAGCCTGCTGTTCCAGGAGCAGATTTTCCTTGATCTTTTCCTGATCCCGAATGGCCTGGAGTTCGGCCTGATGTTTCCGTTCAACCGCTTCCAACTGCTGCTTCGTTGCTTGGCTCATGCGCCTGAAACGTTCGGCAATAATCGGGTCCAAAGACTCAAGTTCATCATCCCGTTCGGGTTCATAAACAGGAGCCGCAGGGCGCGGCTGCTTAACCGCCTGCATAAGTTCCGCAAGGGTTTCTTTCAGCGCCTTGAGTTCCGACTGGGTTGATTCTCGCTCTTCCTTGAGATCCTTCGCCAGAGCGGCGGATCTCTGCATGAACGGGGTAAGAGCCTGAGTCGCCTCCCTATAACTCTTCTGAAGCTTCGCGTATTCTTCTGCGGAAACAGCAGGGGCCACAGGTTCAATAACCTCCGGGACAGTCGGCTCCGGGGTAGCTGGCAACTCAACAATAGTTGGGGCAAGGGCGCTCGCGGGGTCAACGACCTTTCCGCCTTCAATCGGGGCAACAACAGGATCGGGGTTGGGACCGGGCTGACCAACCTGATTCTCTTGGTTGATTCGAGCCAGAGCGGCATCCAATTCCTTCTGCCTACGCGCCGCATCGTGATTGGTAACGCGCTTTAGGGTAAGAGGATCAATCTCAGTTACGTTCGCCACGGGAATCTCCTAGCAGGCTCCGGAGGAGTTGCTGCCTTTTTGGGTTGGACAATTTGTTCAGGGTCAAGAAGTTCAAGCAACACCTTGGCCATATCAATCCGGCCTTGGGTAAATGTTACTGCAAATTGATTATCTGTGGCAACTTCAAGTTCAAGATGACAACCTTCCCTATAACGGACAAGCCATTCCCGAAGAATATCCCCATGCTCAGTGCTACGCATAGCCTTGATTTTGCTGAGGATCTGCTCTGCGGTAACGTCTTCAAACCGTCTCATCGTCTACGTCCCCTATGGGTTGTCGCCTTTTCTGGCTTAGAGGATTTAGGTGGGGTGGGTGCGCCTTCTTGCTGTTGAGGGGGGGCAAGATGTGGGTGCTTCTCGAACGGGTTATGTGCAGGTTCAAAAGGTCTATTACCCATTTCATGGCCCATCTGATGGGCTTCATTCAGATTCCCAAGATGGGTCATCTTGTCTTCTTCCGCCATCGCCGCGTTAATCTCGGGCGTCCCAATCTGGTATACATCATTTGCAAGTTTCATGTAAGCCAACCGGAGAGGACTATTCTCAGGGGCTTCCTTGACAAGTTCAATGATAGCATCCTTGATTGGCATTTCTGCCCTAAGCTTGGGCTGGGCCTGGACAGAGGCATCAATCCCGGCCTTGTAGGCAGCGTTCTTCATCTGTTCCTGCTGCTCTTGCTTCTGGATAGCCGCAAATTCCGTATCGGAATACACCAAATCTTCTGAGCTGAGACCCGAATACCGGAGATAGCTATTGAAGAAATTAGACATCTTGAGGCGCTTGGCCTGATCCGGAAGGTTTCCAAGATTCTGGAGCAAGAGACCCATCGCCTCAGTCAAAGACTCTCTGGCCAGCAGACCACGCACCCCGTGTGCCGTCACCCTATAAGAACCCTTGATGGCCGGATCATTGGAAAAGGTCTGAAAGAACCGAATCTTGCTCTGGGTACTGGGGACGATATAACAAGTCTCAATATTATATACAGCCGTTTTCAGGGTAGTAAGTGCGTTGTTCCACTGGAGATTAGCACCACCGAGGGTCCGATTATGGGCACCATCGGTATTACCGTTTAGAAATTTGGGGAGGCCAGTCTGTTCATCGGCCAAGCGTTCTTCATTCTGCTGCACTTGAAGCATAGAAGCGAAATCATACTGAGGGAGGAAGAATTCGATGGGTTTCATCGTAATCCCGACCTTGCCTCGGACACCCCAAATCTTCCTGGGTTTGATTTCCAAGACGGTGAGCGGATCAGCAAGTTGGTCAACATCCACGGTCATTTGGGGGGCAATAGACATGGCCATTGCGTCCATCAGGGCTCTCTCACAGCCCTGGATACCGTCATGCTGGTCAAACATCATCTCTGCAACCCCAACCCCCCAAATAGAATTGGTGGCCACAGAATAAGGGACGAAATAGAATGGGAGCCTTTCATTATGGAGTTCGCTGATGGCGATCTTAATGATTTTGTTCCGCATCACCCAAATCTGAGCAACGACCCGTTCGTCATATTGTTCCTTGGTTACGCCCTTGACACCATTTTCAGCAAGATCCTTGCCAGTAAGGTATCCCCACCACTGGTAGCAAACAAACCTACCATTCGGCAGAGTTTGCTGAGGCTGCTTGTTCAGGGAGTTAACCGACGTTTCCCAATAAGTCGGTTGCCAAATGCCATCAGGATGATCCTCTAGGATCTTCTTGATTACATCCCGCTTGAACGTCTTGTCTTCCATCATCCCCATCACTTGGCCCTTGCCAAGCTGCATACGCCAAATCATGAACCGGGCCATCTCTACGGAGGTCGCGCCCGGGTCTGGGTACATATCAAGGGGGCAGATCCTCTCCATCTGTGGAAGGTATTCATCGAATACCCCCATCTTGATCATCATTTTCATTGCCTTCTTATCGAACGGCAACTTGTCAGACGGAGTCCAGGCTGGACTGTCCTGCTCCTCATCCTCAGCGGCGTCTTCGGATGTTTCCGGGTTCTGGACTACCAGGGGACCCATCATAATTCCAGTTCCGAAGACCACCAGATCCCACAGGAACAAGAGCAACTTATCGTTTACACGGGTGTAATCATCACCCTTTTTGATCTTAGCGGTAAGTCTGTCTGCTTTCACCCCGGCAGATTGGTAAAGTGTGTCTCGGATCAAATCCGGGGGAATCCCCTTCTGGAGCATCCCCCATGCCGCCTTAGGGTCCATCGCCTCTGGGTCCGGGTCAATGGTGAATGGGTCCTGCCCCGGAGGGCAAACAATCGGCATCAAAAGGGCAACGGCGGTCTGAAGCTTCGGGCGAGTGCTATTTACTGCGGCTTGACTGGTTGTCTGCTGAGAGTCGCCATCAATCAAATAATAAGCCCGGCTATTGAACAAGGCCCGCAAGAATACCTGCTGTTCTTGATAAATACGGGATGACGATGCAACCTGAAAATCATGCATAACCTTGGCAGCGAGGTCTCCCTGCTCACCAATGGCCCCAAACCCCTCCACAATACTGGGGGGTGAACTGGGATCGGGGGTCATCATAGATAGGCCGTTATCCACGAATTCATATCTCCGTTCTATAGTGTGGTGGGCAAAAGTTGCATTGTCAAGAGGCTAAAGACCAAGGCGGGGGTTTTGGGGAACCCATTGCACAATTTTCGGCGCTGGTTTAAGGTTCTGGAACCCAGGCAACTCTGCCTCATCCAAGGCCATGATTGCGTATCTGAGGCTATCAATAAGGTCATCATGCCGCTCTGTTACCTTTACGCGCCCATCCTTGGACTTGACCATCCGGTAACTCCCCATCTGTTTAAGTAGTTCCCGGCACGTAGAAAAAACAAACAGCCGCTTCTCCGCTATTGCTTGGTTGATCATGTTAATGCTGTCCAACACCGACCCTGGTTTAGCATTAGCATTTGATACGTTTAAACCTTCTTCCCTATACATATCAAAGACGCGCCGACCATCAGTGATTGCCCGTTGATGGGAGTG